CCGTGGGTCGCGGCGGCGGTGGACAGCCTCGTCGGCAATGTCGTCGGCGCCGGGATCAAGCCGCAGTCCACCCATCCTGACCGCGCGGTGCGCGAACGGCTGCAGGCGCTCTGGCTGCGCTGGACCGATCACGCCGCCCCGGACGGGCTGGCGGATTTCTACGGGCTGCAGGCCATGGCCGTGCGCGCGATGGTCGAGAGCGGCGAGAGCTTCGCCCGGCTCCGCGTGGCCAGCGACGCCAGCGCCATTCCCCTCCACCTCGAGCTTCTGGATCGCGAGCAGGTTCCGATGGACCTGCACCGCGAGATCGGCGGCGGGGCGCGGATCCGGGCAGGAATCGAGTTCGATGCCGCCGGTCGCCGGGTCGCCTACCGGGTCTTGTCCTCCCGCCCGGGCGATCCGCTGGGGTCTCTCCGCATGGACCCGCTCCGCGTCCCCGCCGCCGATTGCCTGCACCTGTTCAAGCCGCTTGGCCCTGGCCAGCTGCGCGGGATCACCTGGCTCGCGCCGGTGCTCCTGCGGCTGCACGAGCTGGACCAGTTCGAGGACGCCGCGCTGGTGAAGGCCAAGGTGGCGGCGCTGTTCACCGGGTTCATCACCGATCCCGACGGCACTGCGGGCGGACTCTCGGGCACCAGCACCGGCGGCGCTCTGACGGTCGGCATGGAGCCCGGCAGCCTGATCCCGCTGCCGCCCGGCACAGACATCCGCTTCTCGAACCCGACCGAGCACGACGCCTACGCGCCCTTCGTGAAGAACCACCTGCGCGCCGTCGCGGCGGGGCTTGGGCTGCCCTACGAGCTGGTCTCGGGCGATCTGGAGGGCGTGACCTATTCCTCGATCCGCGCCGGGCTCATCGAGTTCCGCCGCCGG